AAAACAATATATAATCACAAAAGACTGGCAGGTATCACCTTACTCATCACAACCTCATGGGCCATTTGATTTTCCAAATCCCGATACATATAATATCGAATTTTCCCGCCCTGCTTACGTCAAATTGATGGTGGTAATTCCTCTCATCGTTATTTTCATTTTTGAATTCTCATTGCTTTTTGCTGACACCTTCGCAACATTCATCAAAGGATCAGTGGGTCTATTTTTTGGACTTTTCAGTATAAAATCAGTGATTTTCCCCTATGACATAAACCAAATCACTTATATAGATAAATGGATAAGTTTCTTGTTTGCCTTTTTCCTTATCGTTCTATTATTTACAATATTTTCTCAAGCTTTTTCATTGATAACAGGTGACAAACGTTTCGTCCCATATCATTTTGTTAAGCGAAATTTAGCTAAGAAATTGAAGAATATAAATCACCAATAAAAGACCAACATAATTCTTACTGAATTACATAGCATATTAAAGTCGGTTATGTCAAAACTGATCAAAAATGAACAAATAATCCCCATTATTGTTATTCTTTCTTGAAAAATAATTAAAATGTTTAGTATGTAGAATATCTCAGTTAGATTCTTCTTCGAATAACTCTAATTGTTTAATATTTTCTTTTTCGAACACCAATTTATTAACATCTTCGAATATCCATCCCCCATCGTTAAGATAGCATTGACTGACACAAAAAGATCCAAACCATCGGCTGTGTCTCATTCGGGCATAACCCTTTTTATATCTAGCAATAATTTGATAAATAGGACTAGATAATTCTCCATGTATTTCTCTTGTCTTCTCACCTAAAAATGTTCTAAAACCGCCAATTAATAAATCAGTCAATTGTAATAACTGGCAGTCTTCATAAGATTGACTATTATCTTTTCGATGATCACTATTTCTGTCATCAATTAAATCATCTCTGTTAGATATTGAACAATACTCCCTTAGCCCTTCTAATCTATCCACAATCCTTGTCTTATCTAGATTTCTTTGATAATGTTCATGCCCATCAAAGTGCATTATTGTAATATTTATCTGTGACTTTTCATTTCCAAGGAAATGCAATCCTCCTTTTAAACCCATCCTGAAGGTGGTTTCAACTTTGCTTGCATGATCCGAATAAAAATCCATTTTTTCGTGAGAATGTTTTTCCCGAAATAATATAAATTTAGCACCTACACATTCATCAGGTAAAAACCCATAAATCGGTTTACCTTTTTTTAATTCTCCAAAGAATATCGGGTATTTCTTGTTTTTTGATGTTGATCGCATGAATCCAATACCTATTTGTAACCATGCCCTTGCCACATTGAAAATTCTATTTTTCGTTTTTACTTTTTTTATTCCAATTGGATCGTAATAATTAGTATTGTTTCTTGCTTTCACTAGGTAATCTGTGATCTCTTGTTTTTTTTCACACGGAATCAATAACATACCATGCCAGAATCCTTTTTTCATTGATTCGTCGTGGAATAATTCGAATTTCCCTTTGTCCATAACAACTTCCTAAATATCTCTCAATTAATTTCTTTTCTTACAGATGAACAAATTTATGTTATAAGTCGACTTTTATTAGATAATTAGAACATGATTGTCTATCTAATCTTATTAATTTCTGTAATTTTAATCTTCTTAAAATTCTTTTTTAGAGTCTTATAAAGTAGAAATATTTCTAATTTTGATTGTGATACTGGAAACTCATTAGAAAAGACGTGAGTCTCACATTTAATTTGTGTACTTTGTTTTGGAGGAATGGGAATGGTATTTAGTGATTCGAAGGTTGGAACGCCATTAGCTATCCACTCGGTCTTATGTACAGAGAATATTTTTTCATTATTCTTGTTACTTAACATGATCTGAAAATTACCTATTATCTTGGGTATATCAGATGAATTAAACAAATCAATATCAATATTAATCATTATCTCTTCAGCATTTTCTAATTTCATTACCTTCCCAAATTGTCCATATTCATCTTGTTTACCGAGTAATATGACCTTCGATCTATTTGAAAACAAGCTCACTTTTCCAGATATTCTTATTAAATATGCAATAATATATGAGATAGCTGATCCTAATATCCCAATCAAGCCGCCGACAATAGCACCGATGATTTCTGGTTCATTTAGACATTTCATTTTTTTTCTCTTTCAATTTTATAAGTTGTAGTTCTGTTTAAGAAGAAATTTTCTTCTCACGGATTCAATTCACACGCTTTCCCATCGCTATCATCATCCAACCAGTGAATATCACCCCCAGTGAGTGATAAGCACCTCTCATAACATTCTTGGGCTTCTCGTTGTGTATCAAAATCCTTGCAATTATAAATATTTGCATAACAATCACATGACGAAACATTCTGAGGATCGGGTTCATAATATTCATCCTCCCATGAAAAATCTTCCTCATATTCATCCCCGCATCTTCGATATTCTTCAGGCACGCCCAAGTATATATCATAAAGGCATGGATCGCTTCTTATCCGCTCGAGTTCAGCTTTACCCTCTCTAATTTCTTCTTCAATATAAGCATCCTCAACGTATTGATCATCGCCAGGAAATTCTGCTCCTTCAAGATCAGGTCCAGAACTACAGAACTTCGTCATCATCCAATATCCTAATGCTATAATGACAATCCATAGCCATGGATGTTCTTTCAAAAGGGATGTTTTTCCCTCTTTTCTATACATTAGTCCTCCCTTGACGTATGCCAATCCTCAAATGTCATCTCATTTGGGATGTTTCTATTATATAATAGACCTAGATGTAATTAAAGCCCCAAGTAAATTAAGGGGATAATATAAAAAATAGAAAGTCTTTTTAAATATGCAACACCTCTACCAAAAGATCCAAGAAAAAGTCATCAGCTGGCGTAAAGCCGGCTACCCTACGGACGAATACCCCGCCATCGCCGAAATTCTCAACTACGCTACCTTGCCCGACTCTAACACCCTGCGCTTTCTCCGTGGCGCTCAGATTCGTGCTCTTGAAACCTATTGGTATCTCCGCTTGGTTGAGGGAACGCCTCACATCTTTGACCTTTACAAACGTTACTATGAAACCACCACAGATTTATTAGAAGCCTTGGGCTTAGGATCCGATGAATTCATGCGGATTGCCCTGGATGAAGGGAAAGATCAACTATTCAACCGTATCCAAACCGATAAAAAATTCGTCAAGAACCACAAACTTGAATCTGTTCACGAAACCCTCACTCTCGATTACCCCTCCTATATCTTCGCTCTGGCCATGGGCACTGGCAAGACCATCCTCATTGGCGCCATTATTGCCACCGAGTTTGCCATGGCTCTCGAATACCATCCCGATCGGGAGGGTCCCTTCATCCAAAACGCCCTGGTCTTTGCCCCCGGGCTCACCATTCTCGAAAGCCTTCGGGAACTTGCTGAGGTGGATTTCAGCCGTATCCTTCCCCCTCGTCTCCACAAGCCCTTTGAATCGACCTATAAACTGATTTTCACTCGTGAGGGTGAAAAGGATATCCCTGTTATTCGCGGCAGCCGTTATAACCTCGTGGTTACCAACACCGAAAAGATCCGCATCCAAAAACGTGCCTATCGTCACTACACCTGGTCCGAGCTTTACGCCCAGCACATGCAGGAGGAATACAAAGCCGAAGCCAATCTTCGTCTTCGTGCCATCGCTTCGCTTCCGAACCTGGGTCTCTTTTCCGATGAAGCCCATCACACCTACGGTAAAGAGATGGACCAACGCCTTAAGCGTGTTCGTCAGACGGTCAATTATCTTCATGACAAAACCAATCTCATCGCCGTCATCAATACCACCGGCACCCCCTATTACGAGCGTCAGCTTCTCAAAGACGTTGTCATCTGGTATGGCCTGTCCGAAGGGATTGAAGATAACATTCTCAAGTCCGTTGAGGGCAGCATCTATGCCTATGATTTTTCTGAAAACCGAACAGCCGAATTTGTTGCTGAAGTCGTCACCGACTTTTTCACAGACTATGGAGAGGTGAACCTTCCCAATGGCGCACCCGCCAAACTGGCCATGTATTTCCCTCAAACAAAAGACCTTCGCCAGCTCCGCCCCGTAGTGGAAACTACGCTTTTAAATCTCGGCTATCCCATCGACATCGTCCTCCGTAACACCTCCAATTCCACCGAGGAGGAGATCCGCGCCTTTAATCGTCTTAACCATCCCGATGCACGTCACCGTGTCATACTCCTGGTTAATAAGGGCACCGAAGGTTGGGATTGCCCCAGCCTCTTCTCCTGCGCCCTAGCACGCAAGCTCAAAACTAGCAATAACTTTGTTCTCCAGGCAGCCACCCGCTGCCTGCGTCAGGTGCCCGGCAACACCCGAAAAGCCCGCATCTATCTATCCATGGATAATCGCGGCGCTCTCGATCAGCAGCTTCAGGAGACCTATGGGGAGACCGTGGGCGATCTCGAGCGCACCTCCCAAGAAACCCGCACTGCTCGTCTCGTCGTTCGCAAGATGGAGATCCCTGATCTGGTGATCAAGAAGAAAATCTCCCATGTCGTGCCGGATGACGCCCGCAATCAAGGTTTTTCCTCCCTTGAAAAACCCGATGTTGAACCTGAAACGGTCTTGGAGCGGACAGTCTTTACCACCAGCGATGCTAACACTGGTGGGGTCTTGATCCCCATGACCATCCCCTTTACCCTTGGTGGTGATGAGGGAAGAGAGAGGCGTGTCGTCGGTTCAGACCTCTTCACTGTGGCCACCCAACTCGCTGCGGTCTATCGCTTGCCCGTATTTCAAGTCCTCAAGGAACTCAGGCGTCTCTATGGGGAAGGGGGCATCGTCCCTGTAGCCCACCTGCCGTCCCTCCGTGAGCAAATTGAAGATCAAACCCAGAATTATCGTCTGGAACAGGAAGAAGTAGAGGTGGCGCTTGCCCTCATCAAGCCGGAGGGTTTCGATCAGGAGCAGGATCAGGAGGGGAACCGCATTTACACTACCGAGATCACCTATCACACCTCTCGTGAGCATCTCTTATTGAGTCTCAATCAAGTCCGTGCCAAGAACGAACACGATTTCAGTTTCCACTATCACCCCTATAACTTTGATTCCCAACCAGAACAGAGTTTCTTCCAGGAAGCCCTCAGCCTCTTGAATGTCAATCCTGATGAGGTGGAGGATATCTATTTCACCGGCGGCCTGATGGATCCTAAAAAGACCGATTTCTTTGTTGAATATAAAGGCGAGGATGATCGCTGGCACCGTTACAGCCCCGATTTTCTCATCCGGCGTAAGGATGACCGCTGTTACATCGTGGAGATCAAAGCCGAGCGGGAGCGGGATCATAAGATCGATGGGGAATCCGGCCGCAAAGCCATGGCCGTCCGTGGTTGGGAGAATCTTAACCCCGAGCTGCTCAAATATGAGATGATCTTTACCAGTGGGGATGAAGTTGGCATGAATCATTTGAAAAATGTGAATATGTTTATTGAAGGAACTTCAAATCATGAGTGACACACAAAAAGTGAAAATTGGTGAAGCCAAAGGCCGGCCCATGCTCCATTGGGTGGGCAAGCAGCCCCTCGATTATGTCAAAGCTTTTCCAGCGCAAAAGGTGGAGGTCTTCAACCCCCTGGACGAAGAAACCGATGCCCAAGGCATGCTTTTTCACGGGGATAACAAAGATATCCTTGCCTGGCTTCTAGCAAATGGCTACCGGGGAAAAGTGGATCTGGTTTATATTGACCCGCCATTTGATAGTGGTGCTGATTATGTTCGAAATATTGACCTAAGGGGATCAGAATTACCTTTAATTAATGGTGAATCTCATAGTCTCGGAGAACAAATACAGTACACAGATATTTGGGTAAATGATATGTACCTTCAGTTCATGTATGAAAGATTATTATTATTGAAGGAATTGTTATCAAAAAATGGAAGTATTTGTTTACACGTGGATTATCGTAAGACTCATCACCTTCGATGTATGATGGATGAAGTTTTTTCCCCTGATAATTTTAATAATGAAATAATTTGGTGTTATACAGGCCCATCAAGAGTTAAAAATCATTTTCCACGAAAACATGATTCGATACTTTGGTATGCACAATCAAATGAATATAAATTTCATGCAGATAATATGAGAGTTCCATACAAGAAATCTAATTTATCTACTGGAGAAACAGCCCTCACTGGTAGGGCGTCAGATGAAGAATTAAGGAAAATCGACGAAAGAGGAAAGTTGATTGAAGATTGGTGGTCAGATATCGCGACTATAGGGTATATCCATGAAGAAATATTAGGTTTTCCTACTCAAAAACCTGAAGGTTTGGTTAAGAGGTTAATTACAGGTTTAACAAATAAGAGTGATCTCGTTCTTGATGTTTTTATAGGTTCGGGTACAACAGCGGCTGTTGCACAAAAATTGGGCCGGCGATGGATCGCTGCCGACATCAACAAGGGTGCCATCCAGACCACCTCAAAGCGCCTTCAATCCATTATCCAGGATCAAATCAAAAAACGGGAAGAAATTAATCAGGAAAAGGTAGAACTAGGTGACGATATAGACAATCCACCGCTCACTGCCTTTTCTTTCTCCGTTTACCGTGTCAATGACTATGACCTCCAGATTCAGCACAACGAAGCCGGAAAACTGGCCATCGAACACATCGGCATCGAGGAAAACAAATCCGATTCTTTCTTTGATGGCACCTTGGGGCAGCGCTTGGTCAAGATCATTCCCTTCAACCACCCCCTCACCCTCCTTGACCTTCAATCCGTCAAAGACGAGATCGAAACCCGCGATGACCAGAGGGACATCGTCGTCGTCGCCCTCGGTAAGGAAACCCGTGTGGATCCCTGGCTGGAGGAATACAACGATCACCGTCCTGTCAACCGGATCGAAGTCATCGAACTTCGCACTGACGAGAAATATGGCAAATTCTTTGTGCACAAACCCGCCGAAGCTGAGGTCAGCATCACCCGCCAGGGGGATCAAATCGTGATAGATATAGAGGATTTCATTTCCCCTACCATCGTCGAACGCCTGGAGATGGACACGCCCCTCTTCAAAGCCCAAATCCCCGACTGGCGATCCATGGTGGACTGTGTCATGATCGACCTAAACTACGATGGGGAAGTCTTCGAAATTGCCCTCTCCGACGTCCCCGAGAAAAAAGATGACCTCGTCACTGGTCACTACGAGCTCCCCGCCCCCGAAAATGAAACCACCATCGCCGTCAAGATCATCGACATGCTCGGCGAGGAAGTCCTGATAACCAAGACACTGTCATAATTAGCCTTCCCCTTGAGCGCAGCGAAACACCCGAATGGTGAAAGGGGAAGGTGGTGCGAAGCACCGGATGAGGAAAAAAAATAAAATGGGGTTTAACATGCGCACAACATAAACCCGTAGGTCATGTGTGGCGGCCGCACGGCCGCCCACGTGACAATATATTTGTTCCATCAACATATTTGAATACCAGTAAGTATAGTTGGCTGAATCAAAGGCCTTCCGAGATTTAAAATTTTTCATGAAATAACAGAATAATTCATTCCAGCTAATTTGATTTTGACTGCTTACGTATCTACTAATAAATAAAAGGATTGTGGCATTGAAGAAAACTCTTGATGAAAAACAAATTAATTATAATTCTAGGTTGTTATTGGAATTATTTTACGAAATTTTACAAAACATGAGTGGTACAAAAATTTCTATTTATGGATGGAAAGAGATCCCCCAGCTATTAAAGCAATTATGGGTTCATGCAGTGTCTTTACATGGTCTTAGGCAAGGAGTTGTTATCAAATTTCCTAAACGTGAAAATGAAGAAATCATGATTGAATCTCCATCAATAATTGTATTAACAAGGATAATAATCGAAACTTATTTTACTTTGCCCCAGGTATATTTTGAAATCGCACATGATGAAGAAAAGTTTAGATTTGAGTATTTTAAGTGGAAATTAGCTGGTTATTCCATCTTTAATGATAAGTATATGAAATCAAATAAAGATCCAAGTGATTTAGAAGAAGCCGAGAAAATTATCCGTAATCTTCGAAACGAATTAAAAGGAAATAAATACTTTAAAGAATTAACACCTAAACAAAAAAAGGCTGTTCTTTGTGGAAGAAGGGGAATCAATTGGACTGATATCTCGGAGAAAATTGGTTTTGATTCAAAAATGATAAGATTTATTAAGAAATATATTTCTGGCTTCATTCATCCTGATGGTTACAGTGTAGACCAGATGATGTCTCTTGTTAAAATTACCGATAACAAAAAGCAATGTCTTATTATGCAGGTAATTGTAAACGTCATATTAGCGAAAGTTATTATAGCTTTATTTATGCTGTTAGATATTGCAAAAGAAACTTGTAAGCAAAACTTTCCTGCTACTAATCTTGCTCTTGAACTATCATCCTTTGATTTTGATACTATAGTAAACCCGTAGGTCACATGTGGCGAAGCCCACGTGACTATAATGGCTTGATTTTTCCCCTCGTCGCCATCAAGATCATTGACATGCTCGGCGAGGAAGTCCTAATGACAAAAACACCTTTTTAATTAGCCTTCCCCTTGAGCGCAGCGAAACACCCGAAGGGTGAAAGGGGAAGGTGGTGCGAAGCACCGGATGAGGTAAAAAAATAAAATGGGGTTTACCATGCGCACACAGTAACCCGTAGGTCATGTGTGGCGGCCGCACGGCCGCCTACGTGACAATGTATTGATTTAGTTAGTTTTTTAATCATTCTCATCGTAAAAAATTTGTTTGTTTAATTGGTGGATTTGCTGAAAAGGTAAAATAATTAAAGTGGGAAGATTTGTAAAATTAAAATCTGATATAATTTGCAAACTGAGGGTGTGGAATTTTGGAGATTTAGAAAGAGGGAAAAAATGACAGTTAGTAGACCTTTTCGGAGAACATGTAGGCCATTTAAAAAAGGAAATTATGGTGGCACTTATTTTGATCATAAAAAATTTGCTGTTGATCCTCAACATTATATTAGGGCTTATTTAATATTGCAGAATGATTTGGAAAATATCTTTTCTTATGTAGAACCTGCAGATAGTAATCTAGACACTTATTCTCATAGAATACAGCAATTACTAATGCGGTGTTGTGTTGAAGTTGAAGCAAATTTAACAGCCATTCTAAATGAGAATAACTATACAAAGAGAAAAATGAATGATTGGACTATGACTGATTATAAAACAGTAGAATTCTCGCATAGATTATCATCTTACAAAGTCAGATTGCCGGGATGGAATGGGAAAGAGAATATTTATCAGCCTTTTAAGCCCTGGAAAGCTAAAAAGAGCTTACCTTGGTATGATGCCTATAACAAATCAAAACACGATCGTCATAATAATTTTTCAATGGCAACATTCAAGGCTTTGATAGCTTCCATGTGTGGTCTTACAGCAGTAATAACAGCACAATTTTTTAATAATGAATATCATCCGGGTCCAATAGGGCTTGCAATCGAGTATGAAGGATATGATTCGGATGATGGGATGATCTCTGCTGTTGGAGAAATGTTTCGTGTAGGATTACCCGATGATTGGCCTGAAGAAGAAAGATATGATTTTGATTGGAGTGAAATAAAGAAGTTAGACGATCCTTTTGATGAGTTCGATTATTCATCATTCTCATAATCTCATTTCGATAGCCCATTAAGTTGAGATTTTAATCGTATTGACCTTAAAGTAATGACAAGGTTATCCATAGTTAATTAGTTCGTAGGTCACGTGTGGCGGCCGCACGGCCGCCCACGTGACAAAATCAAATTCTCCTTGCTGTGACGAGTTGGAGTGATCTTGCCAATCCCCGAAGCGAAGCCCAGGGGGACAAACCGCACCAGCGAAGTGCCGGCCATCATGAGACACCGGTTAAAACGAAGTAAACTTATTAAATGGATTGATTAACATATTGTATATCATTATTTACTTAAGAAGATATATCAAACGATAATCCTTGACTTAATATTTATCAAATGATAAACTTATGCTAACAGGAAGGGGAAACCACCGTGCAAAAAAAGAATAATCAACGTGATCTTCGCCGAAAAGTGGAGCGCTTCCTGTCGGACTTCAAAAATTGCCTGGATGTATCCAATCGATTTATTAAATCTCGCTATGTAAATGATCAAACGATACTCAAGCTCGGTTTTTCCCTCTACCAAATCAAGGAGGTCCTTTATTCCTTGACACCTGAGGATTATTATGAAGGTCCGGAGCCAGATAAGTATCACGGAGGGAATTTTTGGGTATTTGGGAAGTTAGTCCAAGGTTGCATGCTTTACATCAAGATTAAAATCCACACGCAAGGGGATGGAACCGATGTCCCATATTGTTTATCATTCCATGAATCCACATCACCAATGAATGACTTTCCATTAGTCACCAAGAAATAAGTTATGACAACAAAAATCAAAAGGTAGGACACCAAAATGAATAAAAAATGTCCATTTTGCGAACAAGAAACACAAATCGAAAAAATCACCCAAACCGAAGAGATGGAAGTTCGTGATCTCGCCATTCCCGTTGAAAGGGAATACTATCGTTGCGCGTCATGTGGCGAAGAGTTCGAAGTCCTCGAAGAGGATTACGATCCCTATGCCGCTGCCTATCGTGAATACCGCCGCCGAAAAGGGTGGGTCCAACCCGAAGAAATCAAAGAGTTCCGTGAAAGCCTGGGGCTCACCCAAAAGCAGTTCAGTGATCTCTTAGGCATTGGCATCGCCACCCTCAACCGCTATGAGAATGGCACGCTTCAATCCGAAGCAAACAACCAGATTATTTCTTTGTGCATTAATGATCCTTGGATATTGATGAAGTTCGCTAAAAATAAAAAAGTGATTTTTTCTGAACAAGATCTTAAGCTATTGAATGAAAATATTGAACAGTATCAAAATGGTATTCCCCAATTAGTGTCAGATGCAATTGATCGTTTTGGTTCTTATGAAGCCAGCATCCTAAGTGGTGGTAGAGTCTTAGATTTTCATAAATTTTCTGAAGTGGCAAAAATTCTTTGTCATGAAACAAGTCAATTTACAACTAAACTTCAAAAATTATTCTTTTATGTGGATTTCAAGCATTATAAAGAATTTAATTCTTCCATAACCGGTATGCAATATGTTCATCTTCCCCATGGGCCAGTACCAGATGAATATAAGACATGGTTGGCTGCCCTTACGGATTGGATGGGAATCCTTGAAACGGAGAAAATCGACTTTGATTTATTTCTGGGTGAAGCGTTTACTTCTAATAGCGACCCAAATCTAAATTTGTTTTCGTTAGATGAACTGAATACGATCAGATACGTCAAAGATTTCTTCAAAGATTTTTCATCAGGAGAAATTGAGGAATTTTCACATCAAGAAAAAGGATATCTAATGACAAACAAAAGTCAGTGTATTTCTTATAAATATGCTAAAGATTTAAAAATTTAATAATTGGATGTATCGATGAATGATGAAAATGAAAAATTTTATATTGAGTCTTTAGGTCTTGAAATTCGGTTGCGACCTTATTCTCTAGATGATTATTTTAGATTAACTAAAGATGAAGATATACCTTTACCTGAAAAAGCTAGAGTAAAGAAGATTCTTTATGATCATATGATTTCCCCACCCGTTGAATTTGAAGAATTCGAGGAAATTTCAGATATCAATTTAGAAGATTTGGGTTCAAAATTTCTGAATAACAATTTTGATTCGGAACTAGAATATTCTGATGGTGAGGATTTTTATCATTTCTTTCTTAGAGTTATTTCTAATGAAGAAAATAAATTTAGAAAAAATCTTCAAAACACTGTTTCGCCTATATTGCAATCAAATATAAAATTTGTTAATAATTTAATGAAAACAATTGAGCCATTACTTAAATCTTCAATAATCTTAAGACAACCTCAAATTGATCTTATAGTTGACATTCAACGTGAATGGATCGCTAATATTGCCCAGAGTATTATTCTTCCAAATTTAGATATTATAAGTTCATTAGAAAGCTTCTCAACATTAATTTCTTCATTAAACCAACACGTAACTGAATCTGTTCAACATCAAGTAAATTATTTGATTGATTGGTTTGATAGTCATGATGCAATATTTGCTCCTTTTCGCCAATACTGGCAGTCATTTGAAGAAGAATATAAAATCACGGAAGAAAGAGCTGTTGAAATACTTAGTAAATATCATTGGTTTTTCTCTCCCAGTATGCCATTTTCTCTCTTAGATAAAATAGTCAAAGTTGATGAAAAGGGAGGGAGTAACCTTCATCGAGAGATAAATTATTTGTTTTATGAATATTTTAAAGAAAATCACAGAAGTAATTTGCAAAATATGGTCAATAGCTGGGAGGATATTCCTTTATTCAGTGGAAAAAGATTCAAAATAATCACTGATTGTGTTGACGTCATAATGTTTTGTGATTCAACAGGTAATAATGCTGCAAATGTTGTTGTTCCAACTTTAATCACTTTAATTGAAGGGATAATGTGTGATTATTTGGAAATGCATGGATTGTCCTGGAATCTGAATGAATACGGTTGGATTGATCTAAAAACACATGATTTGCTTAAAGATAAAAATGGAAATAAATTAAAACCAAAAGATATAATCAAGGATTTGAAACCAAAAACAATGCCGTCATTATTAGATGATTTGGCATCTGAGCTCGCTTTTGATATATTATTTCAAAGAGCTTACCGAGGTGCAGTACCAGAAAAAGAAATTCTATTCAGTCGTCATAAAATTATGCATGGGGAAAATATATATTACGGTCGAAAAGATTATATGATTAAAGTTCTTATTATTTTAGATTTTCTCGCTCATATTATTGATCAGACGTGAGTTCTTTTCCCATAATTTTAAAGAATAAGCATACCTCTTTTTCACGTTAGATCTCTCTCACCAAGACCCCAATACCTGTTTCCAAATACCCAATACCCGCTCCATTCTCAATTCCCCATTCCCAATTTTAATACTTGATTAAAATCATAAATATATATAAAATAATAAATAACGCATCGTCATCACCACGGACTCACTATGCCCAAACGATCCAGAGGCGCGCAGCCAGGCAACACCAACGCCCTCAAACACGGCTTCTATTCCAAACGATTCTCCCAGCTTGAGCTCACCGACCTCGAAACCGCCCTCGGGGAGGGGCTCGGGGATGAGATCGCCCTTCTCCGTGTCCTCATCCGCCGCTTTGTAGAATCCATCGAAGCCCAGGAGGACCTTTCCCTGGAAGATACCTCAATTTACCTCAACGCCATTGGCTCAAATATGACTCGCCTAGCCGGCCTGCTGCGCGCCGACCGGCTCCTCACCGGTTCTGATGACTCTGCCGTCATGCAAGCCATCCACACCGCCATCTCAGAATTCACGGAGGATCTCAAAGATGTCTAAATGCACCCTGCTTGAAAAGCACTCTTCGAGTGCCCCCCATGTCGATGATTTCATCAAAAAATCCCAATCTCTCAAAACTTCCATACGCACTTTTCGTGACCGCTTCTCCGAAGGACTCTTTGAGATGGAGCGCATTCAAGCTGCTGTCTCTGAACTGACGGAAGAATGGAACCTTGCGGAGTCATTTTGATGTGTGATGACCCCTCCTCTCAACTTCTCGCCGAACAGCTCAAGCACCTCAACACCCTCTACAAGGCCCGCATGGACGCCCTCGAAGAGAAGCTTAAGCACACCAAAGAGATCTCCGATCACCGCCTCTCCGCCCTCGAAGAGACTTCCCGTGATCATGAAACTCGCATCCGTGCCGCCACCCAGGGTGTCACACAATTCAAGTTGTTTTCTGGTTTGGCGTCCGGCGGTTCGGGCTTGATGTCCCTCGTTGCCCTGATCAGGTCCTTTTTCAGTTTCTAAACACAATTTCTTCTTTTCCTTTGTGTCCATCGTGGTTAAAATCTTTTCCTATCCAAAGGACTCTTCGAGTGCCCGCTCTCAAAGATAACATCAAGCAGCTTCTCAGGGATGTCGCCAAGTTCTGTCGCTATGGCTCGTGCCTTACCTTGCGCAAATATCAACTGGAACCCGCCAAAGCCGTTGTCGATTCGGTAGTCCACAAGAGGGGCTTATCCTTTGTGGTTATTTTTCCCCGCCAGTCCGGTAAGAACGAACTCCAGGCTCAGGTTCAAACTTATCTTCTTACCATCTTTTCTATGTTAGAAGCCGAGATGGTCTCCGTCTCTCCCACCTGGAATCCTCAAGCCCATAATGCCATGCGCCGTATTGAACGCGTCCTGTCCAACAACCTCATCACCCGCGATATGTGGGAAAAGCATCATGATTATATCTTTCGTGTGGGTAAGGCTCGCATTTATTTTCTCTCCGGATCCCCCTCAGCCAACATCGTGGGTGCAACCGCCAATATCCTCTTATCTATTGATGAGGCGCAGGATATTCAGATCGATAAATTCGACAAAGATATTGCTCCCATGGCCGCCAGCACCAATGCAACCCGCATCTTTTGGGGCACGGCCTGGACGAGTAACACCCTCCTTGCCAGGGAATATGCCCTCGCTAAATCGCTTCAGGAGCAAGACGGCATCCAGCGGGTTTGGCGCTTATCCGTGGATCAAGTCGCCCCGGAAGTCCCCGCTTATGGGAAGTTCGTTGCTGAGCAGGTGGCCAAATTGGGCCGAAATCATCCTATGGTCAAGACCCAGTACTATTCTGAGGATATCGACGCCCAGGGGGGCTTGTTCCCGCCTTCCCGCATTGCATTGCTTTACGGCATTCACCCGCCACAGTCCACACCGCAGCTTGGCCCCATCTATGTCATGACATTGGATGTCGCAGGCGAAGATGAAAACAAGAGTGATGTCAATAACCTTTCACCCAAAGGGTGCTCTTTGAGCAATCCCGCCCGTGACGCCACCGCGCTCACCATCGCCGAAGTGGATCTCTCAACCGTTGAGGATCCTGGCCTTTTACTGCCGACCTATCGTGTTGTATTTCGTCGAAAATGGGTAGGGGTCAAGCATACCAAAATCTATTCTCAGATTCTTGCTTACGCCGAATCCTGGCGCATCCGCTATCTGGTTGTGGACGCCACCGGCGTGGGTGCTGGCTTATCCGCTTTTCTCTCGCGTTCTCTAGGCTCCAAAGTCATCCCCTTTGTCTTCAATGCCCGCACCAAATCCGCCCTCGGTTGGTCCTTCCTTGCCATGATTGACTCCGGCCGGATGAAAGACTATAGCCTGGACGAGTTGAGCGCCATCAAGGCGCATAAGCGAAGTGCCGAGCGACATGAGTCGTCGGCCGACACGAAGCGTCAACATCAAGAGATGTTGACGAAGTCCCAGGCCAACCAAGAACTCCTCGACCTTCAAACAGAATACTTCCGCCAGCTCGAGTATTGCCAGTACGAAATTGTCCCCGGCCCCCAGAAACAAATCCGCTGGTCAGTCCCCGACGGCACACGAGACCCCGCGTCCGGCAAACTGATCCATGACGACCTCATGATCTCAGCCGCTATGCTCAGCCTTCTGGACGACCAGCCCTGGTCCATCACTGGCCCATCCGAAATCATCAAAGCCCGCGACCCCCTCGACGACATGAAAGGATTCTAATCAATGTATCTTCAAATCTTTAATTTCTTCGTGCCCTTTGTGTCCTCTCGAAGAGGGCTTCGCCTGTGGTTAAAAATCTTTTCCTACTCGAAGAGAGCTTCGCCTTAATTCCTTAGTGACCTTTGTGTACTTCGTGGTTAAAAATCTTTTCATAATTTTTGATTAATAAAGGATCTCAAATGCCTAACACCGCCCTCGCCTTCGGAATCGACCTCTCCCGCTACAACACCTCACCCGACGGCAAAACCAAAGTCAACTTCGACACCATCGCTGCCCACGACCCCGAAGTGGTCTTCATTGCCATGCGCGCCGGCATTTCCTGGGGCTATCAGGACCCCTGGTTCGCTTACTACTTCCAAGAAGCCGGACGCATCGGCCGAGTCCGCTTGGCTTATCACGTCCTCTACCCCGGTGAATCCGCGCAGTTGCAAATGGACAACCTCTTTCGAATTCTTGGGGATATTGATTATGCCGTCACCCCACTCGTTCTCGATCTGGAACTGGATCACGGCCAAACTGTCTCTCGCATCACAAAATGCACAGCAGATTCTCTCACTATCATCCAAGAGCGCACCAGCCGCATCCCCATCATCTATTCCCGTGCGGGTTGGGTCAATCAATACTTGAGGGTTGCTGATCTCCCCGCCGTTCACTGGTGGTTGGCTCAATATCGCTGGCCTTGGCCTTATCCCCTCCACACCCCCGAACACGCCTGTCCCCCGGCTATGCCCAAAGGAATAACATCCTGGCTCGTCCATCAGACGGCCGCCCGCGGCGCGTCCATCGGAGCCAAAGCCAATTACTACATGGACTACAACCGCTGGAATGGCGACAAAGCCGCTGTCCTCAGCTACATCAATCAACAAGAAATGATCCATGTCACCTGTCCCCTCGACAACCTCCCCTGCACCGGAAACAAAATGGAACCCAAGAAATTGTCATCTCTCTCCCCCGAAGATGTCTTCTCCTTAAATCCTTCGTGTTCTTTGTGTACTTCGTGTTGAAAAATCTTTTCCTATTCAAAGGACTCTTAGATTAAATAATACTATTATGCCCAATCCATTGACCCGCTTCCTCTCAAATATCTTCTCTCCACTTATCGAAAAAACGGTGAGAGATCAGCTCGCGATCACCGAGACCGACAACACCTTCCTCATCGGCACCCGTCGCTACGACGAATCCGACCGTGACCGCCTCGAATATGACCGCGCCGCTATCCTCGAGCAGTGTCTCACTGCCTGGCGCGAAAATCCCCTTGCCCGCCGCATCGTGGAACTCACCAGCCAGTACGTCGTTGGGGGAGGGCTGGATATCAAGTGCCAGGATGAAAAAACCAAAGCCTTTATCGATCAATTCTGGAACCACCGTCTCAACCGCATGGAATCCCGTGTCATTGAAATGTGTGATGAACTCACTCGCACGGGTAATCTCTTTGTTTTGATCAGCACCGATCAGTCTGGCATGTCCTACATCCGCATTCTGCCGGCATCCAACATCGATAGAATTGAAGCCTCTCCCAACGATATCGAACAGCCGTTAATTTTTATTGCCAAAGCAGATCAGGATCTCAACCCCGTCACCTATGCTTCTTATGATCATCTCAAGGACACAGTTGATGGCTCTGGCAAGTTCCCGCCCGTTGTCCTGCACTATGCCATCAACCGCCCAGCCGGCGCGCAGTGGGGCGAGTCCGATCTCGCGCCCCTGCTCATCTGGCTCCGCCGCTACTCCGCCTGGCTTGAAGACCGTGTCCGCCTCAACAGGTTTAGAAACGCCTTTCTCTATGTCGTCACCGGCCAGTTCACCTCTGAAGCGTCCCGAAAAGCCCGTCAGATGGAGCTTGCTGCCAATCCGCCGTCGCCGGGTTCCATTCTCGTCACGGACGAATCCGAGACCTGGTCCGTCATCTCACCCAAACTGGAAGCCCTCGACGCCATGCAGGATGGCTTGGCGCTCAAAAAGATGATCGCCGCCAGCGTGGGCTTACCCCTTCACTTCTTAGCCGAACCAGAGAGTTCTACTCGCACCACAGCCGAAGCGGCTGGGGGCCCAACCTTTCGCCGTTTTGAACAGCGTCAGCAGTTCTTTCTCTGGTTGCTTTCTGATCTTTTACACGTGGTCATTTCCCGTCGCGCCTTGGTTGATAAGACGATCAAGTCTCATGGGGAAGTCACCGTGACTGGTGCGGATCTCTCAGCCCGTGATAATGTTTCTCATGCCCTGGCCGGCGTCAATATCCTCAAAATGCTGGAACGTTTATTCGACATGGGACTTATTGACCAGCGCGAATTACTCCGAATTTCGTATAGGTTTGCTGGCGAATCAGCGGACATCGATGAGATCCTGTCTAAAAGCTCCGGAAAAGATACCCGTCAAACCAAAAATGATCTTAAGCCCCATAACCCTGACACAGTTAAAACTAATGAGGGTGAGACCAATGAATAATTCCGTTTAGGAGGCAATATGCCTGAAGCACAAGCTGTTTACTTAACACAACACCAAGCCCGTTTCACAGCCAGCGCCCATCCCCTGAAAACCGGCGAATTTGAGATCTTCTGTATCACAGCAGGGGAGGCTAATGGTTGGACCTTCCCACCGGACGTTCTTGAACAATCGCTTTCTCTCTGGGATGGCGCCCATTGTTTCCTCGATCATGCCTGGTTTTCACGTTCGGTGCGTGATATCGCCGGTCAGATTGTCAATCCCGTTTGGGATGACGAAAACCAGGGCATTCGCGCCACCTTGAAATCCTTTGGTCCAGGGGGTGAATTACTGACCGAGTTCGGGCGTCAAATCCTCGCCGAGAGTGAGGGTGACCGTCCCAAAATTGGTTTTTCCGCAGATATTCTTTTCACATCCAACGCCAAAAAAGTAAGAGAAATCCTGCGTGTGATTTCTGTTGATCTTGTCTATGACCCTGCCCGGGGTGGTGCCTTTCTCCGGGCAATGAATCAAATGAATGGAGGTTTTCCCATGTCAGAATTAAATCAGCCAACATTGCCCAATATCCCAATTTCAAAGCCTGATCCAGACCCAAATCATGAAGAAGTGCAGCCTGGTGAAGTCCAATTAGCCAGACCTCTCCAAGATCCCCCACTTCCTGTTCCTGCGAAGGACTCTTCGAAATTAGAAGAAAATACGGAACAATTAGAACAAGTGCTTTCCGAAGCTCGTCAGGTTCGCCTGCAAATGTGCGAAATGCTTTTGGATTCAACCTTGTCCGCGTCCAATCTCCCCAAGCCAATCCAGGAGCGGATCCGCAAGCAGTTTCAAGGGCAAGTTTTCGAAGCCCCAGTTCTTCAAGAGGCCGTTCAGGACGCCCGCACCATGCTCAGTGAGTTAACCGCGGCTCAGTCCATCAATGGGCCTGGCAGGATTTCTTTGGTCTTCAATGAGCATGACAAACTTCAAGTCGCGGTGGATGATTTGTTCGGCAATCCCCGCTCTGATGATCTAAAGCCCCTGACCGTTCCGTCGCTTTCCGGCGTTCGTGAGTTGTATCTCATGCTCACCGGTGATCACGAGCTTCACGGTGGCTATTATCCGGATCGTGTCCAGTTGGCCACCACAGCCGATTTCACCGGCTTGATCAAGAACGCCCTCAACAAGATCGTGGTCAATACCTGGGAAATGCTGGGCCGTGCAGGGTATGACTGGTGGAAACACATCAGCCAGACCGAGCATTTTAACACCCTGCATGATGTCACCGGCACACTGATCGGCACAGTGGGTGACCTGCCAGTAGTGGCAGAGGGCGATCCCTATACCGAGTTGCTGATTGGTGACTCACCCGAGACGGCCAGCTTCACCAAGTATGGTGGGTATATCCCCCTCACCCTCGAACTGATCGATCGTGATGAGACCCGCAAGCTCAAAGCCTATGCCCGTGAATTGGGCTCTGCAGGACTGCGTAAGATATCAAAGCTCGTCGCTGAGATCTTTTCGGCCAATGCAGGGGTTGGGCCGACCATGGCGGACACGGGGGCGTTATTTAATGCCACAGCCGTCACTTCTGCCGGTGGCCATGCCAATCTTCTAACAGACGAACTATCAACAACCGCTTGGGACGCAGCCTGCAATGCGGTTTATGACCAGCCCATGCTCATCAAGAATGCTGAAACATATTATGGCACCGGCCCGAAATTGGCCATCAATCCCAAGTTCTGCCTTGTCCCTCGTGCCTTGCAGAAAACGGCGTTTCAAATTCTCCAGGGTAATTTCGTCCGGGAACAGGATTATGTCTACGATAATGTTCTCAAGGGTTCAGCCGTTCCGATTGTCGTTCCGGATTGGATTGATCCCTCAGACTGGGCGGCCGCTTGCGATCCTCTCATTGCCCCTGCAATCTTTGTTGGCGAGCGTTTCGGCATCATGCCTGAGATTTACGTCGCTGGTGATGAACTCTCCCCAGCCGTCTTCATGAGTGACGAACACCGTCTCAAAGTCCGCCACTTCCTAGCAGTCTGGGTGAACGACTTCCGCCCGCTCCACAAAAACAATGTCGCCGACGCCTAACTTCCTGTCACCCGCCCTCGTCAGAGGGTTGCGACAAGCTGAGCGCCCTCAAGGCGCATCAGCGCAGTGCAACGCGGCAGGAGCCGCTTGCCAAAGTGAAGCAATCCCATGATTTCGCAAACCCTTGCTTTTCTCCTCTTCACAAGCGTAGGTCATGTGTGGCGGTCGCGTAGCACTCTTCGAGCAACAGGCCGCCCACGTGACAAAAATTCTTGTCATTGCGAACAAAGTGAAGCAATCCCTCGCTTTAAAACCTTGTGTTCTTTGTGTCCTTTGTGGTGAAAAACTATTTCTGATCTCTTATTAACTAAGGAGCAAACCCATGTCCAAACTCAAACAACTTCTCAGTTCCCGTAAATTCTGGGCCGCCCTCATCGGCCTTGTGCTGATCATCATCAAAGCCTGGCAGCCTGAATTCCCCCTCGCTGAAGAACAGCTCACCGGCCTGGTCTATGTCCTGGTGGCCTACATCCTCGGCACCGGCATCGAAGATGGTCTTTCACATAACTCTATACTCAAGGGGTGATCATGGCATATAAACAACCAACTCAAAAACAGATATCTGATCTTGTCGGTGGTTCCCCCATGGATGTCGCCTTCAATCCTGAAACCGGTGCCCTTTGTGTCATTGGCCCCACAGGTCAAAAATTCCGCTTTACCCATCAGGATTGGCAGAAAAGGGACCTTCCAGAGGCGGAAAAACCAGAACCGCCACAGGAAGCTCCCCCAAAGCCTAAAAAAGCCCGCAAGAGCAAACCAGACACAATATAAGTATTCTATTATTCCCGTGCGTGTGCAGGTCACGTGTGGCAGTCGCGAAGCACTCTTCGAGCCGCCAGGCTGCCCACGTGACAATCATCAATGAATCCTTCGTGCTCTTTGTGTACTTCGTGGTGAAAAAATCTTTTCCTAATACCTAAAGTGTCCCCATGCCCCTAACCCTCACAGACATCCGAACCCACCTCGCAACCCGTCTGTCCGACCCATCCAACCTTATCTATTCACTGACACTGTTGGATGAATCCATCCGCTCCGCTCTATCTGACATCTCAAGAGTCTCTGGCGCTGTTCTCACCCTCTCCGGCCTCGATGAAGCCGTAGAAACCACATTCCCAGCTGAGGATGAACACGCTCTGATAACCGGCGCAGTGGCTTACGCCCTCGCCTTCCATGTCTCAGGGCGTTTCGATGACGCCGTCCCTGATCAAGACCGCCCAGATCACCTTGCCGGCTGGGCCGAGCAACAGATGAAACACTTCCAAACCCTCCTTGCAGGGATCAAAGCACGAATTCATCAGAATTCTTCCGACGTGCCCTATTCTCAATGGGAGTGGGATGAGTCATGAACCAGATTGCTATTGGAGACATATCCTCCTGGACGATTATCCATGGCGTGTCGGTGTCAGCCCCCTTCCTTCGCGCCGCTTACGCGCCTTCATCTTGTCCGGAAAATTATGTAGGTGATAAGATTGACTTATATTTAGAGGGCACGCCCTCTCAAATATCAGCCGCCTTGGCGCTTCTGGAAAATGTGATTTCCCGCTCTATTCTTCATGCCCAGGGCGGCTATCCTTTTCCTCAAATGCTGCGTTTTCAACCCGAAGCTGACGGGATCTATTTTTATTGCCCCATTACCAATCCTTTTCTCATCTTCAACACTTCCGGATATACGACCCATCATACCGGTTCCTTACAAGCTACACTTCATTTCACTCGCCCCAACTGGTTTGACTCGGATCAAATTGAATTGCCTCTTACCAATCGCAATGGGGAGGATGTCACAGGCGGCATCCCGCTTTTCAACCACACGGACGCTCACGCAGGCCATGATTCCTCAGTCCTTATAAAACCAGAGAATATTGACTCCGCTCTCCCTTCGCCCATCCGTTTTGAACTTGAAAATTCGTATGATACCGATGAGGTTCAGGATATATTCACCGGCCTTTACCATCATCCAACTAATGACGATCATGAGATTTTCTTTTGTCTCGCGCCTGAGTTTATGGGCGGATCTTTACTTTACAGCCCGAACGCTATCAATGAATATTTTCGTCGGCTCAATTGGTCTGCGACATCCTGGTCGGATTTAGGTTCCTGGACCTTCACTAATGCTGATGTTCAGTTATTTTCTGGCCGAGCCTACCGTCCCATCTTGCACCTTTATAACCCGCAGGCCTATTCCGATCTCTATCTGAAAGCCAAACTTCTAAAAGGCACTCTTGTCCTTTGGGAAGGCGAAGCCGTCTATGCTGACCCGTCTTATCAATACCTTGTTTTCCCACCCCTCCGCATTCCCCCCGTGCCTTTGCTCAACGAAAACCTTCCGCACCATATCGATCTTGCCATTTTCGCACAGCGCCAAGCATCAGGAACCCATCAGATCGATGTGGATAACCTTCTCTTACTCCCTTTGGACACCTCAGCCACCTTTCTTGGTTTCTTCACGCTCATGGAGGACGCCGTTCTTGTTGATGACAGTTTCTATGAAAAGCACAACATTCGCTATCCGACCATCGGCTCAGAAGCCGTTGGCTACCTTCGCCAGGGCGGACCCTTATTACTTTTCCCAGGGGAATATAACCGCCTGTTCTTTGTCCTATCCAATACCGCTCATCAGGTGGATATCCTTCGGACATCCACACTCAGGGCATACTATCGAAAGCGCATCAGGTTATTGTGACTCAAACGCTATTTGTTTCTTTTCTCCGCCGTGATTTCTCCGGCCCCTTCCTGCCCTCAATCCGTTTATTGCCCGAGCGCATGAGCTGGTCCGCCTTTGGCGGTCCCGAACAAGCTGTCATTCACGCTGATGGTCAGATCAATAATCTGTTGGAATTAACATCCGCTCTTCGTTACGCAGTGACGATACATGATCATCAAAATACCCCTGTTTGGTGGGGCTTTGTCGATGAGGTACTCATTTTCCTGGAAAATGTTCAGGTCAAAGTATCCTTGGCGAACCTTTTCAACCGAGTCACAGTCACATATTCCTTTATCTCACCGGATAACAAACTTGCAGATCAGCTTGAAACGACCCCCATCAATAATCCCCAGTCCCAGTCAGAATTTGGGATCAAAGAAACGGTTATTCATGAGATGGATCTTGATGAGGATTTTGCCAATGCTTTAAGGGATACCTTCCTCTCCGCTCACGCTTGGCCCTTCTCTGAGCTTTCCCAGCGCGCCAAGTCTGGCGAGGTTCACGCTCAGCTTCATTGCTCCGGTTGGTTTAAAACTCTCACCTGGCTCAATTACCAAAACCTTGATGGCTTCTATGCCAACTATGGCCCCGGGCCTGGCATTTTTGCCTTTGGCGATTCCAATGCTCATCGTTTCGTTGGTCAGTCTTTTAAGCCAGGTTCAAATGTCAATCTCAAATATGTTTATTTTCGCCTTCGTTCTGAGGGCTCCCCCTCAACTCATATTGTTGCTCGACTTTATAATCAAATTTCTAATGTTCCAGGAACTCATCTCGCAACCTCCGATCCTGTTTCATCATCTCTGATTAATTCTTCAAAATATACCTGGATTCGCTTTACATATTCATCGCCTGTTTCTCTTTCGGCAGATACTGTTTACTGGGTTGTGTTGAACCCCTGGTCAGTCAACGCGTCCAATTATTTTTACATTAAGACAGATGAAAATATGAGCTTTCCTCAGCTTTGGCGACATGGAGCTTATTACAACCAAACAACCACCACATGGTCTCGGCTTCCTTCTGGGACCTCACCCGGGACGAAGCCAGATTTATATTTCCGATTTGTCTGTCTCTCAGATACCGGGTCGCAAATGGCCAGCATCGCTTCTGCTGGTGATCAATTCTTTGAGAAAATCCTGGGTTTGACAACCGATATTCAAACTTCACCCTATCGCAATAATGGGAATAATTGCTTAAAAGAGATCGAAGCGCTGATGAAAGTTGGAACCTCCAATAGAAGATGGGTTTTGGCTACGGTCACACCAGAACGCTTTCTCAAATTCTACGAACAGCCAGATCCCGATGAAGCCGATATTTATATTGACGCAAAATCTCGTTTTTTCACGAAGCACCAGGTTCAGCTTCCATCTTACTTGCCGCCCGTAGGCCGCTTCGCCAGGCTTGCCGCCACAACCCGCGTCAGTCTGCCCTGGGACCGCAATCGTATCCCCGCTTGCTTCATTGAAAGCGCAGAATATTTCCCTGCTTTTGATAGGTTGATTATAAAGTCTCTTTAATTCTTAGACCCAAACCAACTTTCTCGATAACTTTCAGGACTTTTCCATCCAAGGCCATTTTTCGGTTTAGGGTCATGAGATCTAATTCTATGTATCAGTAATGCAACTGGTGTATTTTCTTCATTCGCTTTTTCAATATGAGCCTCAAGATAGTCTTGTGTAACCCAAGAATTTTCTAATAATCTTGAAGCTGTGGGTTCCATGATCCCCGCGCTGTAGAGTAGAACAAGTCGAGTGTCATTTTTTGACGCTCGCTCTCTTACTTCTACTGCATTCTCTTCATTATTTTCTTTTTCATACCTATTAAAAGCAGTAGTAGTAGTAACTGAGGGGAGCGTCAATTTATGACGCTCCCCGATCTCTGCCATGCCTAGGGGGAGTTGCATGGCGCCTTTTATTAATGCATAACCATGGTAACGTTCATTTCTTCTGATCATTTGTGTTTCAATGAGAAATTGACACCCTTTCCGGATGGTGTTTTGGCTGTAACCCGTAATGCTGCACAACCAATTTTCTCCTACAGGTTGATTGACGATCAACATTGCGATGACAATGCTCAATGGCGCGCCTTTCAATGCTCGTAATGTGGCTAAGGTGAACATCGGTCATCTACCCCATACTTTCTCGTTGCGGTCTTCCGGTCTTGCGAAGCACTCTTCGAGATACAATCAACATTAATAGCTTCATAGAAATTAACTTCTGTTTGTGTGACAATCTGCTTATTATTGCACAATAACCACTCATCTTTCACACACATCATCCCTGGCAGCGCACCGCCTTTTCTCTTGGGTGTGACCAGCCATGAAGCATAATGAGGATTACCCGTCCTTAATGCCATGCGAAGCACTCTTCGAGTATGTAATCCCCATTGATAAGGGCTGGTCAGATAAAGATTGATCCAATCACCATTCCAAATGAAATTTTTATACTTAGCACCATTCTTGGCAAAATTCAATCCACACGAATGAACCCAATCCTCAATGATTAAGTAAGCTGTCACACTTTCACCGAAGAGGTTGAACACTTCTTCTTCTCGTGATACAGCTAGAATTTCTATAGACTTCACTTCTTTACATCGGCGTCGGATATCCCCGACGATCTCTACTTTCCTACAATAGGGTTGAATTTCTCTGAGTAATGAATTTGCAAATTGAATCGCTTTTGGATATTCCATTGGAGCCTCCCTTATGATATAATTTTGGAAATTGAATATTTTGGGTCCCCAAGTGGTGCAACACCTGAGGACCCATGCGTCTTGAACGGGTACGCATCCGCAAAGCGGCTGGTCAACACCTGGCTGCTTTTTGTTTGCAGCAAGGTCTTTCACTTCATCGAAGGACAGGGGTCATGCGGTTATCAAGTGCGTTGGAAATCTTCTACATGTCTATGTACGGCGTGGTATCCGACTCGACGATCAAGTTCTATGATAATCGGCTGCCGTCATTGATCAAGATCTTGGGGGATAAAGAAATCTCAGAAGTATCCCTCGATGATTTGCGCTATTGGCGCACATCGCTCTCAAAGCGAGAAGTCAAATACAAGAACCACAAATACCGCCCTGAGGTGAAGGGTAAACTTTCCCCTTACACCATTCGCCAGTATGTGAGATGTGCTAAGCGTTTCTTCAAATGGCTCTATGAAGATGAGAAGCTTGATTACAATCCAGCGCAAAGGCTGAAAATGCCGCCTAAGCCCGATCTTGCTCGTAAAGGCATTAGTAAAGTGAATCTGGCCAAGATTATTGCCGCCGCAGAAAAATCCTGCGTCCGTGATCTCGCTATTGTCCTCTTCCTCGCCGATACCGGCTGCAGGGTGGGGGGATTAACCCATCTCAAGATCGAGAATATTGATCTGAATAACAATCGAGCGATTGTCTTTGAAAAGGGGAAAGGTGGAAGTGCAAAAAAGCGCACGGTGTTCTTTGGGGATCGAACAGCCTTTGCCCTCTCATCAACGATAGTTCAAAAACCTCAGGATGAAGAAATTCACGCTGATTCCTTAGAAGCTGTATTCTTGGGCTCAAGAAAATCTCGGGGATTTTACAAAAAACTCTCGGAAGCCGGTATTTATCAAATCTTAAAGCGCTTGGCTTTGCAATGCGGAATAGAAAAAGGATTCAATCCGCACAATTTCCGTCATGGGGCTATACGAGGATGGCTCAACAATGGTATGCCATTATCCTTAGCCTCCCAGCTTGCCGGTCACAGCAGTGTCAATGTCACGGGGGATATTTATGGAACCGCCAACGAGAGAGAACTCTCATCCGCCCACGAAATGTATACGTGGTTAGATTAAAATAAGTTAATAAACTAATGGTCTCATAAGCCATTGGTTGGCGGTTCGAATCC